GTGCTGATGCTAAAAAAATGTTTACAGATAAAGTTGTACCAATAAGTCTCAACTATCCATTTTTCTTTAAACCAATACAAGATGGTATGGACCGACCAAAGTCTGAACTCGCATATAGAGTGCCAGCTAAAAAGTTTACTCGTAAGAAAATACGTGAGCGTGAGGAAATGGATGATGTTGAAGGACTAGATACAACTATAGACTGGAAAAATACAGGTGATAATAGTTACGATGGTGAAAAGCTTTCTTTATTAGTACACGACGAAAGTGGTAAGTGGGAAAGGCCTGATAATATAAAAAACAACTGGAGAGTTACAAAAACTTGTTTAAGATTAGGTAGTAGGGTTGTAGGCAAATGTATGATGGGATCAACATCTAACTCACTAGATAAAGGTGGTGATAATTTTAAAAACTTATATAATAACTCTAATGTAACAAAAAGAAATAGAAATGGACAAACAAAGTCTGGATTATATTCTTTATTTATCCCAATGGAGTGGAATTATGAAGGCTTCATTGATGAGTATGGCCAACCGGTTTTTAATACACCTAAAGAAAAAAGAATTGACCCACAAGGATTAGAAATAGATTATGGCGTAATTGATCACTGGAGCAATGAAGCGGAGGGATTAAAAGATGATCAAGATGCCTTAAATGAATTTTATCGTCAGTTTCCTAGAACAGAAGAGCACGCATTTAGAGATGAAACAAAAAATAGTTTATTTAATCTTATAAAAATATACGAGCAGATAGATTATAATGAAGGAAATAGAAACTCTTCAGTAATAACGCCTGGCAACTTTCAATGGCTAAGTGGTAAAAAAGATACAATAGTTACTTTTAATCCAGATCCAAACGGTAGATTTAATATTAGTTGGGTGCCAGGAGTTGAATTACAGAACAACGTTATATTAAAGAACGGTATAAAGTATCCAGGTAATGAACACATGGGTGCGTTCGGCTGTGATTCATACGATATATCTGGAACAGTGGACAATAAAGGCTCAAAAGGCGCTTTACACGGATTAACTAAATTTTCAATGGAAGATGCCCCAGCTAACACTTTCTTTTTAGAATATATAGCTAGACCTCAAACGGCTGAGATATTTTTTGAAGACGTTTTAATGTCTTTAGTTTTTTATGGTATGCCAATACTTGCTGAAAATAACAAGCCAAGATTATTATACTATTTGCGTAGAAGAGGATATAGAGGATTTAGCATGAATAGACCTGATAAGGTTTGGAATAAATTATCAACTGCGGAAAAAGAAGTTGGTGGCATACCAAACTCTAGTGAAGATATAAAGCAAGCTCACGCTGCCGCAATTGAAATGTATATCAATGACCACGTTGGCTTACTACAAGACGGAACATACGGAACTACGTATTTTAACGAAACGCTAAATGATTGGTCTAAGTTTGATATAAATAGAAGAACAAAGCACGATGCCTCAATAAGCTCTGGCTTAGCAATTATGGCTTGTAATAGACACTTGTATAGACCAAATCCAAAACAAAAAAGAGAACCGCTAAACCTGCACGTATCAAAATATAATAATAACGGATTTTCATCTAAGATAATTAAAAATAAAATATGAGATCAGATTACTCTACATACTTTCCCTCTCAATCAGTTAGTGATTTAGAAAAACTAAGTGAAGAATATGGTTTAAAAATAGCAAAGGCTATAAGGCATGAATGGTTTTCAGGAACCACGTCTAAATATAATAGTCATCAACAAAAATTTGATCAGTTGAGGCTTTACGCTAGAGGAGAACAATCAGTACAAAAATATAAAAATGAATTATCTATAAATGGTGATCTATCTTATTTAAATCTAGACTGGAAGCCGGTGCCTATAATACCTAAGTTTGTAGATATAGTCGTCAACGGCATGGCTCAAAGAAATTACGAAATAACAGCGTTTGCTCAAGATCAATATGGCGTTAGTAAAAGAACTGATTATATGGAGTCTATATTAAGAGATATGAGATCTAAAGAGTTTAACAATGCTGCTAAAGATTTATTTTCTATAGATTTATATGAGAATAGTCCTGATACTTTGCCAGAAACAGAAGAAGAGCTAGCACTTCACATGCAACTTAGCTACAAGCAATCTGTTGAGTTAGCTGAAGAGCAAGCTATAAACGTTTTAATGGAGGCTAGTGATTATGATTTAATTAGAAGAAGATGCTTGTATGACTTAACGGTTCTTGGCATATCTGTTACTAAAACTAGCTTTGACTACGCTGATGGCGCTAAGGTTAAGTACGTAAACCCAGCTAACGTTGTTTATTCTAACACAGAGTCTCCTTATTTTGATGATATATATTATGTTGGTGAAGTAAAAGAAATACCAATAAACGAGCTGGTTAAACAATTTCCAAATTTAACAGAAGAAGAAATAGAAGAAATAGTTAGTAAATCTGGGGGCTACGGATATGAAAGTTACAACAGGACTCAAGAAAAAGATAGAAATAAAATTGAAGTTATGTATTTTAATTTTAAAACTTACATGAACAACGTTTATAAGTTAAAGTCAACAAAGGCTGGTGGTGAAAAAATAATTGAAAAAGATGATTCATTTAATCCTCCAGCTAGTATGGACGGTGAGTATAGAAAACTTGAAAGAGTCGTAGAAGTTTTATATGAAGGTGTTTTTGTATTAGGATGTGAAAAGTTACTTGAGTGGAGAATGTGCCCTAATATGATGCGATCAGACTCTGAATTTAATAAGGTTAAAATGCCTTACCAGATTGTTGCGCCTAGAATATATAAAGATAGAATAGAATCTTTAGTTGGTAGAATAACAGGCTTTGCTGATATGGTGCAGTTAACTCACTTAAAGTTACAGCAAGTTATGGCGCGTATGGTACCGGATGGCGTGTATTTAGATGCTGATGGTTTAGCTGAAATAGATCTTGGTAATGGAACAAACTACAGCCCACAAGAAGCTTTAAATATGTTTTTTCAAACTGGTAGTATCATAGGTAGAAGTTTTACTTCAGACGGAAATCCAAATCCTGGAAAAGTTCCAATACAACAAATAAATAATAACGTTCATGGTGGCAAAATACAAAGCTTAATAACTACGTATAATTATTATATGCAGATGATAAGAGACGTTACTGGTTTAAATGAAGCTAGAGATGGTAGCTTACCTGACAAAAACGCTTTAGTAGGAGTACAAAAATTAGCCGCTGCTAATTCTAATACAGCCACAAGACACATATTACAGTCTATGCTTTACTTAACTGCGGAAGCTGCTGAGTGCTTGTCTTTGCGTATATCTGATATTGTGCAGTATTCACCTACTAAACAGGCTTTTATACAAGCTATAGGCGCTCACAACGTTGCTACATTAGAGGAAATAAAAGATTTGTATTTGTATGATTTTGGTATATTTATAGACTTACTGCCAGACGAGGAAGAAAAAGCTATATTAGAAAACAACATACAAATGTCTTTACAGCAAAAGACTTTAGACATAGACGATGCTATAGATTTACGTAACGTTAGAAACGTTAAACTGGCAAATCAATTGTTAAAAGTTAAAAGAAAAAAGAAAATGCAAAGAGATCAAGCGATGCAGCAACAAAACATACAAGCTCAAGCTCAAGCTAATGCGCAACAACAACAAGCGGCTGCTCAAATGGAAATACAAAAGCTGCAAGCAAAAACTGAAGCTGAATCTCAATTAGAACAAATTAAAAGCCAACTACAAGCTCAGTATTTAGAAAGTGAAGTTAATGCTAAAAAACAATTAATGCAATATGAGTTTGATCTTAATTCTAAAATGAAAAATTTAGAATTACAAACAAGAAAGCAAAGCGAAGGTGAAAGAGAAGACAGGAAAGATAAAAGAGTAGACCAACAAGCTATGCATCAAAAAGAAATGATTGAGCGAAGAAAACAGGGTGATTCCGTTAATAATTTTGAATCATCAGGTAATGATATACTTAGTGGAGGCGCAAACATGGAAAAGTTTGATCTCTAATTTTTAATATTTTATAAAATTTTATTATGATAGAAGAAAACAATGATGTTATCGAAGAGATAACTGAAGAAAAAAACGAACAACCTTCTGAAAAGGTTGTTGAAAACGTTTTAGATAAATCTAAATTTGATAGTGCTGGGAACCCAGATATTATTAAAATAGACTTGAGCGCTCCACCGCCTGAGCCAAAAAAAGAAGAAAAGGCCGTAGAGGAAACAAAAGAAAACGTAAACACTGTAGAAGAAAAAACAGAAGCTCCGGTAATAGAAGAGATTACTGAAGAAAAAAAAGTAGAAGAAGTAGAAGAAGTTAAAGAAGTTATTGAAGAAGTTGTTGAAGAAGCTGCTGCTACTGTAAAACCACTACCTGAAAATATACAGAAGCTTGTAGATTTTATAGAAGAAACAGGTGGAGATATGCAGGATTACGTAAATTTAAATAGAGACGTTTCTAAATTAGACGACTCTGAAGCTTTAAACGAATATTATAAAATTAAAAAATCTCACTTATCTAGTTCAGAAAGAAGTTTTTTAATGGAAGATATGTTTGGTGTAGACGAGGAACTAGATGATGAAAAAACTATTCGTAAAAAGAAAATAGCCCTCAAAGAGCAAGTTGCCGAGGCTAAAGCCTTTTTAGACAGGCAAAAGTCTAAATACTATGATGAAATTAAAGCTGGCTCTAAGTTAACAACTGAACAGCAAGAGGCTATTAATTTCTACAATAAATACAATGAAGATCAAGAAGGTCAGAAAAAGTTATCTGAAAAAAGTAAAAGAACATTTTTAAATAAAACTGATAGTTTCTTCGGACAAGGTTTCAAAGGTTTTGAATACAATGTTGGAGATAAACGATATAGGTTTAATGTTAAAGATGTTGATAAAGTTAAGACAACCCAAAGCGATTTAAATAATTTTGTCAACAAGTTTGTTGGCGAAGATAAATCAACTATTGAAGATGCGGCAGGTTATCATAAATCTTTATATACAGCTATGAATGCAGATGCTGTTGCTAAGCATTTTTATGATCAAGGCAAAGCTGATGCTATTAAAAATCAAGTAGCTAAAGATAAAAATATTAATTTAGAACCTAGAAAAACGCACGGCGAAACTAATGTTGGGGGTGTTAAGTATAGGGTTTTAGGTCAATCTTCTTCTGAACTTAAAAATAGATCTTTTAAAATTAGAAAAAAAAATTAACTTAAAAAAATTATAAATTATGGCAATTACAGATGGAGGAAGTTTAAATGTGGTACCAGCACCAGCGATGCAGGCATCACCTTCAAACTTCATAAATTTTATTGACGGTAGTACAGGTTGGGAACAACAATACTTACCAGATTTAATGGAAAAAGAAGTAGAAAGATACGGTAAAAGAACTGTTTCTGGATTTTTAGCACAAGTAGGAGCGGAGGAAGCTTCTTCAGCAGACTCAGTTGTTTGGTCTGAACAAGGAAGATTACATTTATCTTACGATGGCGCGGTAACAAACGCAGGTGTATTTACAGTAGCATCTTCAGGAACTCACGCTATCCGTTTAGGAGCAACAGTTCTTTTGAGTGATAACGTTGACACTGTTATACCATGTTTCGTATCAGCTATTGCAAGTGATCAAACTACAGCAACATTATTACCTTACGAAGCGGCTACAGTTGGTGCTGTAGCGGGATTTGGTACTACTGACGATGCTGGAGCAAACACAGCTTCATTATTTGTTTACGGTTCTGAATTTAACAAAGGAACTAATGGAATGGGTCTTGGTGGAGGAACAAACGATTTTCAATCAGTTGAACCTTCTTTCAAGTCTTTTAGATCAAAAATGCTTATCTTAAAAGATACTTATAGAGTTTCTGGATCAGACGCTTCTCAAATTGGTTGGGTTGAAGTTTCTGGTGAAGAAGGTCAAAACGGTTACTTATGGTACTTAAAAGCTAATGGTGATACTATGGCTCGTTTTGGAGATTACTGTGAAATGGCTTTATTAGAAAGTAAATTAGCTGATGGTTCTGGGGCTATTGGTGGTTCTGATTTAGGTGATGGTAACTCTGGTACTGAAGGCTTGTTTTCAGCTATAACTAAAAGAGGTCACACTTCTACTGGTGTTACAGGTGTTAACGCTGCTACTGATTTAGCTGAGTTTGACGCTATGTTAGCAAAGTTTGACAAGCAAGGTGCTATTGAAGAAAACATGATGTTTGTTAATAGAGCAACTGCTCTAGCAATGGACGATATGTTAGCTTCAATGAATTCTTACGGGGCTGGCGGCACTTCTTATGGAGTATTTGACAACTCTGAAGATATGGCTTTAAACTTAGGCTTTTCAGGATTTAGAAGAGGTTCTTATGACTTTTACAAAACTGATTGGAAATACTTAAATGATGGATCTTTAAGAGGAGGTTTAACTTACAATGACGTTAGAGGCGTTGTTATACCAGCTGGTGTAACTTCAGTTTACGACGAAATGTTAGGTAAAAACATGAAACGTCCTTTCTTACACCTTAGATACAGAGCTTCTCAAACAGAAAGTAGAAAACTTAAAACTTGGGTTACTGACTCAGTTGGAGCTGCTACTTCTGATTTAGACGCAATGACTATTAACTACTTATCTGAAAGATGTTTAGTAGTTCAAGGTGGAAATAACTTTATGTTATTAAACTAAGCACAATTATTTTAAAGAGACTGGGATTAATTTCCCAGTCTTTTTATTTTTATTAATTTTATTATATATTATATTATGGCAAAGAAAAAAATAACTAAGGTTGAAGAGCCTATAGTTGAAGAAACAGTGGTTGTTGAAGAGCAACCGATTAAAAAAGAGCAACCAATAATTAAAACACCGGTTGTAGAAAAACCATTACTTAAAAAAAATAAAGATACTTGGGAAATAAAAGATAGAACTTATTATTTATCTCAAGGTAGAAAGCCGTTAACGGCAACTATAAAGTCTACAGACATATATTATTTTGATGAAGAGCTAGGATATGAAAGAGAATTAAAACATACTTCTAATCAAAGAACTTGTTTTGTAGATGAGATGGTTGGTGATCAAAGACTTGAGCACATAACTTTTCAAAATGGTTTTTTATTAGTACCTAAAAACAAAACGGTTTTACAAAAACTATTATCACTTTACCACCCACATAAAGGTAGAAGATACTTTGAACAAGATAATGTGAAAATAGCAGTTGACGAAGTGCAAAATATAGAAATAGAAATTAAAGCGCTTAATGCTGCCCAATCTATGGATATAGACATGGCTGAAGCAATCATGCGCGTTGAAGTGGGCTCTAAAGTATCAGAAATGAGTTCTAAAGAACTTAAAAGAGATTTACTATTATACGCTAAAAAAAACCCAGTGCTATTCTTAGAGTTAGTCAATGATGAAAATGTTGTTCTAAGAAACTTTGGTATTAAAGCTACTGAAATGGGAATATTAAAATTATCATCAGACCAGCGAACGTTTATGTGGGGCTCTAATGATAGAAAATTAATGACAGTTCCTTTTGATGAACATCCGTATTCAGCATTAGCTGCTTGGTTTAAAACAGATGAAGGCATGGAAATTTATTCTAATATAGAAAAAAGAATAAACTAGTTAATTTAAATTAACAAAACTATAGCCACCTTAACAGGTGGCTATTTTTATTTAGATGCTAACCTTTCACTTTATTATGTAACTATAATATAGTAAAATAAATAACAATGGCAATAAGTATAAATAGAGTATATCAAAAAGTTTTAGCTATATCTAATAAGGAGCAAAGAGGTTATGTATCCCCTCAGGAGTTTAACTTGTTAGCAGACAAAGCTCAATTAGAAATATTTGAAAACTATTTTCACTCAATTAAAACGGCTGAATTAAAAATTAAGAATCAATTAAAGTATTCTGATGAAGTTGAATTGGTTGAAGAAAAATTACATCCTTTTCACGTTGATGAAGATGCCGTAACATCTACAGCGTCATTAACTTTACCAGCAGATACTTTTAAAGTAATAAGTATAACTAGATCTGGAAATGAAGTTACTCAATTAAATAAAAATCAAATATTATATACAGAAAATAATCCTTTAACAAAAGCTACTATTAGTAGATCAACTTTTGTTAGAGAAGATGATGGTGTAGTAACTATACACCCAGCGCCTACAGAGTCTACTACCTTTGAGGTAAGTTATTATAAAAGACCAGCGCAGCCTAAATGGACTTACATTGTACACACCGCTAGCGGTAAAGCTCTTTATAATAACTCCGCTGCAGACGCTCAAGATTTTACACTTCACGGCTCTGAAGAAGAGCATTTAGTTTCAAGAATATTAATGTTAGCTGGAGTTATAATACAAAGACCAGACATACAGCAAGCGGGAATTCAAGATATTCAATTAACAAAACAACAACAAAATAGTTAAGTATGGGATTATTAGACGGAACAAATCAACAAACTTATTACGCTTCTAGTAATGCAGCTAATTACGGCAATTATCAATTTATAACTTTAGAAAATATTATAAATGCTTTTATGATAGCTTATGTTGGCGAAGGAAAAATAATATCTAAAATAAACAGAACAGATATTCAGTTCCATGCTATGAGAGCTATACAAGAATTATCTTATGATATACTAAGGTCTTTTAAATCTCAAGAAATAGAAGTTCCTAATACGCTATCAATGATACTACCTCAAGATTATGTTAACTACATAAAAATTTGTAGAATAGGTAGTGACGGTATAGAGTACCCTATATATCCAACTAGAAAAACATCTGATCCATTTGCAATAACGCAAGACTCTGATGGTATATATCAATTTGACGGTGACAACGCTTTGCTAGAGCAAACACCTAGTGATACTTCTCAAAATTTTAAAGATCAAGTACCTGCTAGTTATCAAGTATACGATATAAATTACAGTTCTGATGTAGAGATAAATAATATAGGTAGAAGATATGGATTAGAGCCAGAACATGCTCAAGTTAATGGAAGTTATTTTATAGATAATTTAAGAGGTTTAATAAAATTTGGATCTTCTTTAGCTGGAAAAACAGTAACGCTACATTATGTTAGCGATGGACTAGGTACAGACGCTGAAACTGTAGTACATAAGTTTTGTGAAGAAGCTTGTTACAAACATATAGCTTATGCAGTGTTGTCTACTAAATCAAATATACCAGAATATATAGTACAACGATACAAAAAAGAAAGATTTGCTGAAACAAGAAAAGCAAAGATAAGATTATCAAATATTAAGATTGAAGAATTTACTCAAACTCTTAAAGGTATGGGTAAACAAATAAAGTAATAGTATGCCAGAAATTAAACGTAATTTTATTCAAGGCAAAATGAACAAAGATCTTGATGAGAGACTTGTTCCAAACGGCCAATATAGAGACGCTAGTAATATAGAAATAAGAACTTCAAGCGGTGATTCTACTGGTGAGGGTAACGTAGGTTCTTTACAAAATATATTAGGAAATAAATCAGCGGGATCTGCATATAACACTAAAGGCATTGATAGTAAATTCACACAAGTAATAGGTTCTGTTGCAGACGAAAAAAATGATACTGTTTATTTTTTCTGTTGTGCTCCTGAAATAGATGGTCTTGATTTAAGCTCTACAGTAACTAGTGTTGTAAAATACATTGATTATATAGTAGAATATAATACATCTAGTAGTGAGATAAAACCTATTGTTGTTGATCATTTTGGTACAATTAGTTCTGCCGCTAATATGTTTGCTACAAGTTCAGACTCTTATCCTAGTGACGACGGTTGGATTTTTATACCTGTTAGTGATTCTAGTAATTTAAGAAAAGGTATGTCACTAGAAGGATTTGATAGCAATGGAAATATTACAATTGAAGGCAGTATAATAAATGTTATATCTTCTAATGATTTAATTGAATCTACTGTTATAGAATTAGACAGGCCTAATACTGCTAATGATTTAACTAACACTGTAAACGTTAGATTAAAAACTAATAAAGTTTTAGAGTTTATTTATGACACTAAAATATCTGCTATAAACATAATTCAAGACACGTTATGTTGGACTGATGGCACAAATGAGCCTAAAAAAATACATATTGAAAAATTTAAAGCTGGCTCCAATATCTCTGGAGTAGCTGCTACAGACTTTTCTACTCATACAACTTTAATGTGTAGAGATGTTTTAGATTCTAATCCTAATAATACTTTTACTTCTATTTTAGATTTTGAGCCAGTTTATAATGATGATGGGCTTATTAAAAAAGAGCACGTAACTGTTATAAAAAAATACCCAAGATCTCCACTGTCTTTAGATATGAGTAATACTGAAAGTAGAGGCGATACTCAAACAGAGATTATTATAACTCCTACTAGTAATACCAATCAAGGTTCTAATGGTTATCAATTTATATCTGACGATCCAAATTCTCCAATACAAACAATAAGCCCAGGTGATTTTAGAATAATAAAGTTTAATCAATTTGAAAATACTTTATTTTTTCCTAACGACAAGCTAACTATACAGGAAACTTTATTTGTTGATAATCCCGAAGAGTCTATACCAGCTACTTTAATTGCTAGCTTTGTTTGTTATATAGATTCAGATGGAGAAGAGACTTCAAGCCCTACTGATACTATAAAAATATCAATGTTATTTACGGATGAGGATCAACTTTTTTCAACAATTACAGGTTGGAACATATCTCTAAAACAAAGATCTCCTCTTTTTGAATTAAAATTAGCTAGATTTAGTTATAGATATAGATATGATGATGGTGAGTATTCTGCATTTGCTCCATTTTCTGAATTAGCTTTTTTGCCAAGCGCCTACGATTATAATGTTGAAGAGGCTCACAATATAGGTATGATTAACAATATTAGAAAATTAGTTTTAAAAGATTTTATACCAGTAGCAGGGCATAGACCTATAGATGTTAGCGAAGTTGACATACTTTATAAAGAAACAAATACAGCTAATGTGTATACAATAAAAACAATAAAAAGATCTTTAGATGAAGAGTGGGAGCTTTTTACGCCGCAAGATAATGCGTTAAGCTTTGATGAGGTACAAGATGATTTTAATCAAGGCGAATTAAACATAACCTCTGAAAGTATACATTTTGCTGTGCCTTCTAATCAAATACTAAGAGGGTTTGATAATGTACCTACAAGTGCTGTAGCTCAAGAAGTAACAGCTGGTAGGCTAGTGTACGGTAATTACAAACAAAGCTTTAATATGCCTAAGCCAGTATCACTAAGGCAGAATTTAATAAGCAAAGAAGTTAAAAATTTAAACCCCGAAAAATCAATAAAATCACTAAGATCTTATAAGTGGGGCGTTATTTTTGGAGATGATTTTGGAAGAGAAACACCAGTTGTTACATCTGGCCTAACAGTTGGTGGTGCTAATAATTTTTTATCTTTAACAGGGGAGCTACGTGTAGATAAAGAGTTTTGTAATATGAAAAACTTTTTTGAATTAAAAACTATTTATGATTCATCTACTATAACAGGTCAAGTTCCGCCTGATCATTTTGATTACATTAAGTATTACGTAAAAGAAACATCTAATGAGTATTATAATCTAGTAATGGATAGATGGTATTTTGCAGATGCTACAGACAATGTTGACGAGTATAGTTCAAATGTTTGGATATCATTTGCTTCTGCTGATAGAAACAAAGTTGATGAAGAAACTTATTTAATATTAAAAAAGAAACATGGAAGTAACGATCCTGTCAAAGAAAATTTAGCTAGATATAAAATTATATCCATAGAAAATAATGCACCTGATTTTATTAAAACAGAACAAAGAAGTTTAGGTAATAGAAACATAATACCTGGAGATAACGGCACGGGTCAAACGTTTTTTGCGACTAGTAATGCCAACATGGAACAAGTCTCTCCAACTAGTATAATTGATAGCGATTTTTTATCAATTCATGAAGATGAGTTTAATAATTTATTTGGCAACTTTACAACTCAAGAAATATCTCAAGTTGCTCAAGGTGGATTTCAAGGTCAAAATGTTGCCTCAAGTAGTTTTCAAGGCTCTAATATAACAGGCGTATTAAAAGCTAGAATAGTAGGGGTTATAGTTGATCTAAGCGACAGCGACGCTTCTAATGTAAATTATACTGCTAGTCCAGCACTAGCCGAAAATTCCGACGCGGGTGTTGGTGGATTCATGGATGATCATAAAGGGAAAAAATTTTTTACTAGATGGAACACTGTTAACAAATTTAACTCTCCAGTTTCTGATCAAATACATTTTGTATTTAAAGAAAAATGGGGAGAAGACGCTGACATGCGAAGTAGGTTTGTTGCTAGTGGTGTTAGCATAGACGCAACCGTTCCAGGCTTAAGATATAAAATTCAATTTAAAGAAGAAGTAGTTGTTAACAAGCCTGAGTTCGATGGTAGATTTTTTGTAAAAATACAACAAGATGATATTTTAAACAATCAAGTATTATTAGATGACGACTCTAACACTTACTTTGCTCCAGTGGGCTCTATGTCTATATCTTATATACAAACGTCTCAAGACAATTCTAATCAAGGCCAACAAACTGGAGGTACATATACAGGTCTAGCGGCAACAGATTCTTCTACTGATTGGTGGTTTGGTGCTTTTAATAATATACCAAGTAACATTGATCAATATGATGGAGAAGATTTTGGAGGCCCTGCTATAGACAATTTTACACCATGGGAAAATGTTAATGATTTAACTGAAGAACCTACCGGTACCAATAGCCCTTATAACGCTAATAATAATAGTGCTGACAGCTGGGAAGACAATAATGACTACCAAGTACCTAATAGCGCTGGACGTGGGTTTGCTACAGTTGCACACAGACAGCAAACTAAAAATTTCTGGAACGCTTACAATGATACGTTTGGAACAGCAAATAATTCAGTGTTTTTTATTGATGGTTCTAGAAACTGGAAGCTGTCAATAGGTGAAGATGATTTTAATTTTAAGAACTCAACGGGCTTAGACCAAGGCGAAACAACTATAACTGCTGGTCATTTAGGAAGGATGTGCTTAGCTACAACAGCTAAAAATGCAGATTCTTTAGTAGGTCAAGGCGTTGAATTTTATAATTGGATGAGAACACCAGGTAATTATTTTAGCTTTGCAGATTGCCCGGGCGATGGAAATAGTCCATACGTTTACAAAATAACGCTGGTAGAAGATTACGGAGGAGGCAGAAGAAACTTTCCTAGAGTACCGTTTATAGACGACAACTCATACGGCCTAACTCCTGTTAACGCTAGTCAAAGTAATGCTACGGCAGTAGACAGCACTGGTCCTCAAAATTATAAAAAGAAACTAGGGTTTCGTATAACATTTAGAAGAGTAAATAGGGACAGTGGCCTTGTAACTAATAATGGTATTGAGCCAGAAGTGTTTGATCCTAGAAGTAACATAAGGCACGATGGTTCTACGCTTTTAGGAATTAACTTGATAGCTAGAGTTGATTCAGGAGGTGACAAGTCAACATTTACTGCAGATGGCGCTTGTTGGGAAACAGAACCAAAAGAAGGAACTGATTTAGATATATATTACGAAGCCTCTAAAGCGCTGCCTTTAAGATTGAGAGAAAATAATATTTTTGATTACATACCTTTAAAGTGCCCTATTGAAGTATTTAGACAAGAGTCTGGAGGTGAAATTAAGGTTGACATTGAAAATAATGGAACTTTAAGTGATCACAAAATTGATAAAGTAGTAATGAGGAACGTGCCTGTTTACGAAAGTCAAGACATTATAAATTATGAATTAGCACCAGTTGTGAGAATAGTCTCAACAAACAGTAGCAACGAGGTAAACGGTCATAGAAATAATATAGTTAAAGGGGATATAATAAAGTTTTTACATCAAGATGGAACTGTAACTAAATCTAAAATAACAAATTATTTTACTAAAACAAATATTTTAGCTTTAAATCAAATTGCTATTACAGAAAGTGATGACGAAACCTTAGCTGATAATTATCCATATTGGGCACCAACTGACTCTGAAAATATAGATAATACTAGCACTTTGACTTTTGGTCAAGATATAACAGAAACTAATGTCGCTAACACCGCAGTAGCGGGGGTGGGTGGCAATACGTATACTACTACAACGGTAGTTAACTTTTTAACAATAGGCCCTTTAGACACGACTTCAGCATTGTACACGGCTATTACAAGCGGAATTACTAGTCAAAATTTAGTAATGTATTCTGATGTAAGTGATCTTCCTGAAGTATCAATATCTAGCTCTAGTGAAACAATTAATGATAGTGGTCAGGCTAATATAAGAATAGAGTCTGGAGATAATTTGCAAGGCGCTATACAGTTTATGATAGATCAAGCTACAACAGTAGCTAACGTTGATGACGAAACAATAGTAGCAGATGCTATTACAGTTAAATTTAAAAACGCTGGTGAGTGGTATTCTATTGATCCTGAAGTTTGGAAATATTCTGTAGTACTACCTTGGTTTAATTGCTATTCATTTGGTAACGGGGTTGAGTCTGATAGAATAAACGACGATTTTAATTCGCCTCAAATAGATAATGGAGTTAAAGTCTCAACAACAACTAATAAGTACGCTGAAGAGCAAGTTAAAAATGGTATGATATATTCAGGTATATATAATCCTAATACTGATGTAAACGATCTTAATCAGTTTATAATGGCTGAAAAAATAACTAAAGAAATAAATCCTTCTTATGGTTCTATACAAGCTTTAAAAAATAGATACGATGCCTTAATAGTATTTACAGAAGACAAGGTACTAAAAGTTTTAGCCAACAAAGATGCTATATTTAATGCTGATGGTAACCCTCAATTGGTTGCTACTAATAGAGTTTTAGGTACAGCCACTCCGTATGTTGGTAACTATGGTATTTCTAAAAATCCAGAGTCCTTAGCTAGTGATAAATATAGGATGTATTTTACAGATAAGAAAAGAGGTGCAGTACTAAGATTATCAAGAGACGGTTTAACTCCTATATCTGACGCTGGTATGCGATCTTGGTTTAGAGAAAACTTAAGACCTAGCACTAATCATATACTAGGTACTTATGATGATGTCAGCGGAGAATACAATTTAACTATAAATTACACAGACGCGTCAGTGAGTAATTACAATGTGTCGTATAACGAAGGAAGTAAAGGTTGGGTTAGTTTCAAGTCTTTTATACCTGAAGCAGGACAATCTGTTAATGGTAAATACATCACGGCTATACATGGCCAAGCTGCTACTAGCGGCGGAACAGATGATCAAACTAATGATCTATCAAATAGAATTATATGGAATCACTATGACACTACAGTTAGCAGAAACACTTTTTATGGAAGCACCTTATCACCTTCTACTGTTGATGTTGTTTTAAATGATTTTTCTGACGTAATAAAATCTTTTAAGTCTATGAGCTACGAAGGTTCTCAAGCTGCAATTATTCAAAATATAGCTAGCGAAAAAGATAACGATGAGTTTTACAATTTGTTAGCCGTAAAAGGATGGTCGGTATCTGAGATAAGTACAGATAAAGATACTGGCGTAATCCCTGAGTTTATAGAAAAGGCAGGAAAGTGGTTTAATAAAATAAATGGAGCGCTGTATGCTTCTGATAATGTTACTGACATTGATAATTTAAATGATCTTGAGGTTCAAGGTTTAGGCGTACCAACAACGGTTAGCAGTGTAACTCCTTAATAAAATAGCATGAGTAATATAAATTTTAATATACAACTTAACTACACATCAATATCTAAAAGTGATGGTACTATTACTGTAACTGAGTCTTCTAGTTTTACTTTAGAAGAGTTAGTATTTAATAGTGGTAATATAGACGAGAAAAAAATATTTAAATTTTCAGGTACTACAACTAGTAATTTGTTAACTAAAATAGCTACAATAAAAATAGAAGTGTCTGACACTACTAATAAAATGTTTACTAAATTACCTTATATAATTGGTAATAATAATTTTAGATTAAAAGTATCTAAAGTTAATTATACTAATAGAACGCTTCCTTTAAAAAAAGGCTATATAACTTCTTTTGATTTAGACTTAATGTATAAAAGCTCTACTGGCTCTACTATTAGCGATTTAAATAAAGAGTCTACTAGAATATATTTTAAACAAGTTGATGTGGTAAAAGATTACCAAGATAAAGAAAGAAAAGAATTAACTTCTTTTTCTTTTGGAAATAATTTTTTACTTCCTTTATCAGGCGCAACAAAAGATTTAAAAGTTTTTGGTATACCTGGTACTGAGTTTATTATAAACGTAATCAATGACGAAAACGAAAGCATAATAGATACTAGTTTATCTAACTTTGATTATACGTTATCTAATGGCAATGTAGTAAAAGCTTTAAAAGAAAAAATACCAGACAGCGGCTTTTATTTGCTAAAGCAAAAATTTCCATCAGCACTGTTTACCAAAAGAACTACTACTACAAACAGCTCTGCAAGTAAAATTGTTTTAAATAACACTTTAAGTATAAAACCTGATGATGTTGTTTACAGTGAATTAACTAATAGCAAATTGCCTCAAAGTAACGTTGGTACTAATTCTTTAGATAAAATGATTGTAGCTAGCGTAGATCCTGATGGAGATAATGAAAATGAAATATCAGTAACGGGTAGAACTCTTACAAACACTACGGCTGACGTTGCTTTAACTTTTGCTAGAAATTCTAAATATAAAGTTTCATGTAATACTGTTGTTGATCAGAGTAACAACTTTAAAAATTTTAATAAAGATTTTATACTGTCACAAAACTTAGATCCTATTTATACATTTTCAATAAAAACCCCTTCTGATATAACTATATCAAGATTACAATTATCTAATAGTCTTACAGGTGTGGAGTCAGCGTCGCTTGTAACAACGTCTTTTAGTGCAGATGGTGATCTTAAAGTAAAGCTAAGGGGTAAGTATATTTATGACGCTACTGAAACTCCGTTAGCCGCTGATACTCTTTATATGAAATTTTTAGCAGTATGTGGTTCTAACTACGCCTCTAATACAGCACCTAGTTCTATATCTGATTTTACAATTACTAGTGACACATTGTTTAGACCGCAAAGTGTTATGCTAGAAACGGCGGCGTGGTCAGGTGTGTCAGGTGTCAATGCTTCTTTAACTTTAGGTTTTAAAATAAGTTCTTACGGAACTAGTGACGCAGACATAGAATTAGATTTAGATAACTTTTTTACACACGTATAATATGGCAACTATAGATTTAACTTTTGCAGAAAGAAATAACTCAGTAGCAATAAATGACTATGTTAATAGTATAGATACAACTACTACTAGCACTTACCTTGCGACTAGCGGGGCTGAGGTTAATGTAGGTAAAGTTTTAAGTATATTTTATACAGCTTCTGATGGCACCGCTATTAGCGGTATGAGATTAAGAATTACGTGTGCTTCTGACTATAGTCACACTGCTGGTAATTATATATATTTTGCTAAAGATTCTCAAGTAGAAAAGTCTTCTTTAACTGGATATTATGCTATAGCAAAGTTTACTAATGACTCTACTAGCTTTGCAGAAATATTTTCTGCTAACTCTCAAGTAGCCATTAGTAGTAAATAATGAGTAAAAAATGTAACTATATATTAGTAAAATAACAAATATGGATAATATTAAATTTGATTCTTCTAATAAAGAGCAGAGCCCAAATAAATTTGTAGAGGCTATGCTAGGTGG